CAACTTAAAAACAGAAATACTGAACATGAGAAGTTAAAAGAGTTTAAAGGAAATCTCGACAAAACTACTGAAGAGTTATCAATACAGAAAGAAGATATAGAATACCATGACTTTGCATACTCACTTTTAAAAGACGATGGAGTGAAGACTAAGATCATCAAAAAGTATCTTCCATTTATAAATCAACAAGTAAATCGTTTCCTTCAGAAAATGGAGTTTTATATAAACTTTCAATTGGATGAGGCATTTAGTGAAACAATTCAATCTCCTTTACATGAGGACTTTACATACAGTTCTTTTAGTGAAGGTGAAAAGATGAGAATTGATCTAGCACTACTATTCACTTGGAGAGAAGTAGCAAGAGTTAAGAACTCAGTCAATACTAATCTATTGATTATGGATGAGGTATTTGATAGTTCACTAGACACTTTTGGTACAGATGATTTCCTTAAAATCATAAGATTTATAATTAAAGATGCGAATACTTTTGTTATCTCACATAAAATTGATATGCAAGACAGATTTGAAAATGTCTTGAAATTTGATAAAGTAAAAGGATTCTCTCAAATAGTGACATGAACACACCTAACTGGCAACACAACTCTGGTAAACTCCAGAAAAGAAAATTAAAACCTCAAGCGTTACGTCAAGCAAAGAAAAGACGCAACCAGTTGATAAAGTGTCTACTTAACCGTCCCAAGGGACGGTTTCGTTATTATAATAGATGTATAAGATAATTAAGCACATGACTGTAAGACACGAAGTAAAAGGACAACTCGCTAAGTTACTAGCAACAGAGGATCTCATTGTAGAGAGTAAGAAGGTTGATACCGCATCCTTCAATGTACACACTCGTGTTCTCACACTACCTATGTGGGACAAGGCAAGCAATAATGTATATGATGCACTTGTAGGTCATGAGGTCGGACACGCACTATTCACACCTGATCACAACTGGTTTGAAGAGTTGGATATACCAATGGGTATTGTGAATGTTGTAGAGGATGCACGTATTGAAAAGATGATGAAGAGAAAGTATGCAGGATTATCAAAGACATTCTACACAGGTTATCATGAGTTGAGTGATTCAGACTTCTTTCAGATTGCAGGTAGAGACTTAGATACATTCAACTTTGCTGATCGTGTAAATCTATACTTCAAGATTGGTAATTATAATGATATACCTTTCAAGAATGACCGTGAGAAGGAATTACTTTCTATGGTTGGTTCTACAGAAACATTTGATGATGTACTTCAAGTTTCTAAGTTACTTCATGAATATTGTAAGGGAGAGATTGAAGATATGAAGAAGGAACTAGAGCAGATGAGAGAAGAAGAAGCAAAGATGTTTAGTGAAATGGATGGTGGATCATTTGGTGGTTCAAGTGATGAAGATTCAGACCAAGAAATAAATAATGATACAGAATATCAGACAGTAGATGGAGAATCAGGAGATGAGTCCGAAGACGAAAATCAGTCTTCACCAAATATTTCTATCTCTCAGATCCCTTCAGAGGAGTTGGATGCAGCAATACAAAAAATTGAAAATGGAGAAGGGGGAATAGAAGTCAGTTCTGCAACTGCATTTGATAGATCAATTCAAAATCTTAATAAAAAAGATTCAATTCAGAACGAATACTTTGAATTACCTAAAGTAAGCACTGATCATATTATCATAGATAACGCTCATATACATAGGAACATTGTAAATGAGTGGAATGATCAAATTGAAAGAAAAGAAACAAATAAGTATACAGAATCAAATTGTGATATTGCACAGTTGACTAGAGATAGTATGAATGAAGTTAAAAAAGAGTTTAAAGATTTTAAGAGGTCAGCACAGAAAGAAGTTAATTATCTTGTAAAAGAATTTGAAATGAAGAAGTCTGCATCTGCATATGCTCGTGCAGCGACATCACGCACAGGTATCTTAGATACAACTAAACTTCATACTTTCAAATATAATGAAGATCTATTTAAAAAAGTTACTACTCTTCCTGATGGTAAGAATCATGGATTAGTATTCATACTTGATTGGTCTGGATCTATGAATTCTGTAATGTTAGACACAATCAAGCAACTTTACAATCTAATCTGGTTCTGTAGAAAAATTCAAATACCATTTGAAGTTTACGCATTTACAAATTGCTATCCAAATCCAAATTATCGAGCATCCTATGAGGTAAAGGAAGGTGTAGCACAATTAGATGACAACTTCTCTCTAATGAATCTTCTTACACATAAAGTAAATTCAAAGACTCTTGAGTCTCAGATGGAAAATATATACCTAGTTGCTAAAGCAGTTAGTTGGAGTTATTCAAATTACTATAATGTACCATTAGGTATGGGTCTATCAGGAACACCTTTGAATGAGACACTAGTTTGTTTGCATGATATTTTACCACAATTCAAGAAGGATAATAAAGTAGAGAAGGTTCAGTGTGTTATCCTAACTGATGGTGAAGCACATCCTCTACGTTTTCATAGAGAGTTTACAAGAAGATGGGGTGAAGAATGTGATAGTTATATGGGAACTTCTTACGTAGGGGAGAATTGTATTCTTAGAGATAGAAAGACAGGAAATACTTATACTTTCGATAATAGTAATGCTTTTAGTATGACCGATGTATTACTACAGAATCTAAGAGATAAGTTTAGTGATGTTAATTTCATTGGATTTAGAATATTACCTCCAAGGGAAGCGTCATACTTTGCTCGTAGATACATTGGATATGGTGATGATCTTGAAAAGACTATGAAAGTTTGGAGAAAGGAGAAAGCATTTTCTATCAAGAAATCTGGATATCATGTATACTTTGGTCTCTCTGCTCAAGCACTTGATAGTGATGGTGCCTTTGAAGTTAAAGAAGATGCTACTAAAACAGATATCAAGAAAGCATTCTTCAAGAGTCTTAAGGGTAAGAAGATGAACAAGAAGATACTAAGTGAGTTCATAGAGTTTGTCGCTTGATAAATAGCTTTGAATGAATTAGTAGAAACATGTCTAGATTTGGAGATTTATTAGGAGGAGTCGAAACCGTAGTAACTCCTATCACAACACCTGCACCAGTTGTAGAACCACCTGCACCACCTGCACCTCTTGTACAGGAGGGAAAAGGTGTAACTAAACAGGAACTAATGAAACTAAGTAAAATTCAACTAGAAGAGTTAGGTAGAGAGCATGGTATTGAACTTGATAGAAGATTAAGTCATGCTAAATTAGTAGTTCAACTCAAAGCATTTATAGATTCAAAAGAATAAACCAGTTAACAAAGTGTCCACTAGGAGGTGTTTCACCTCCTTTTTTTGTCTATAATAATTGTATAGATAAAACAATTACATCATGACTTTCAAACCATTTGAGATTAAAATGACCGAACAACAAGTTATCGACGGTCTTAGAAGTAACTACGGAAACGAATTTACTACTCCCGATATCAGAGCATTCTGTGCTATGAATGATATTGCATACTCCACAGTTACCAGAAAGATACAAAAGCACAAAGTATCTAAGGGTAAGTGGAATTTAGAAGTTACAACTGCAGCAGTTGAGAAGATTGAGAAATCATTCAGTGCTCCTGCAGGTGATCCAGTTGGTGAAAGAAACCTTGTCCCAGAGAAGGATGAGACTTTTGTTAAGTTTGGAAGTTTTGCAGATGTAAAGAAGATTATACAATCAAAGCAATTCTATCCTACATTCGTTACAGGACTATCAGGTAACGGTAAAACATTCTCTATAGAGCAAGCATGTGCTCAGTTAGGTAGAGAACTTATTCGTGTAAACATTACTATTGAAACAGATGAAGATGATCTTATTGGCGGTTTCCGTCTTGTTAACGGTGAGACCATATGGCACAATGGCCCAGTCATTGAAGCACTCGAACGAGGTGCAATCTTGCTCCTTGACGAAATCGACCTTGCCTCTAACAAAATCCTCTGCCTTCAAAGCGTCCTTGAGGGAAATGGTCTTTTCCTTAAAAAGATTGGAAGATTCGTTAAGCCAAGAGACGGATTCAACATATTCGCCACCGCAAATACTAAGGGTAAAGGTTCAGACGACGGAAGATTTATTGGAACTAACGTGCTCAACGAAGCATTCCTTGAAAGATTCCCAGTTACCTTCGAGCAAGAGTATCCAACAGTCAACAACGAAGTAAAGATACTACAGGCAGTATCAAAGACACTCGGAAAGGTTGATGAGGACTTCTGTAAGCGTCTTGTAGATTGGGCAGATATCATTCGTAAGACTTTCTATGATGGTGGTATAGAGGACATCATAAGCACACGTAGACTTGTTCATATTATCCGTGCTTATAGCATCTTCAAGGATAAAGCAAAGGCAATGAAGGTTTGTATCAATCGTTTTGATGATGAAACAAAGCAAGCATTCATGGAGTTATATGATAAGGTTGATGCAGATTTCCAGATGCCTGTTGACCAAGAAGGTTAAATGTGTTATACTTAGGGGAGACAAATCTCCCCTATGATTAATGCATGGAGTTTAGCTTGGGAAGCACTAAACGGAACAATGGACGAAGAATATCCAATTAAAATTGATACAAGTGCAGGGGCAGGTAATACTGCCTTTCAGTATGAAGATGATGATGGACTTGATTATGAAGTGGATTTATCCACAATAGATGATCAATATTCTCATCATTTTTCAAATGCATATTCATCTTACAATGATGGGTGGACACAAGAATATCATCAACAAGAATTAGAAAAAATGGATTTAGATTTTTACGAGCCAAAAAGGAATCACCAATATAAGTATCATGAAGAAGAGATTCTAAAAGATATTGAAGAGTATGTCTCTGGAACATATCAAGGACATTACACAGGAAATTCACATGAGTTTCGTAAGGTTCAAACAATTGATTTGATGGCATCAAAGGATTTAGCTTCTTCTTTCTGTCAGGCAAATATCTTGAAATATGGGAGTAGGTATGGAAATAAAGACGGAAATAATAAAAAAGACTTGATGAAAGTAATACATTATGCTATGCTACTATTACACTTCGATGGACACTATAGTAAACCATCAATGACTAGTGGTAATATTGACCACAACATGCCTTAATACAATTATGAACTTAAGTGATAACACTCTCGGTATACTAAAAAATTTTGCAGGGATTAATAATTCAATTCTTGTGAAGGAAGGAAATCAACTTCGTACCATTTCAGTAATGAAAAACATTCTTGCTGAAGCAGAGATACCAGAAGACTTTCCTCGTCAGTTTGGAATCTATGACTTAAATCAATTCTTAAATGGATTGAGTTTACATTCAGATCCTAATCTAGATTTTAGTGAACCATCTTATCTTACCATTAGTGAGGGTAGAAGAAAGGTTAAGTATTTCTTCGCAGATCCACAGGTTATAATTGCTCCTCCAGAGAAGGAGATTACACTTCCAACTGAGGATGTTTGTTTCCAGTTAGAAAGTATTACACTAGAAAAACTATTAAAGGCAGCTGCAGTATATCAATTACCTGATTTATGTGCAGTTAGTGAAAATGGTACTATCAAACTTGTAGTTCATGATAAGAAGAATGATACATCTAATGAATTTGCAATAGTTGTTGGTGAGACAGATAGAAATTTCTCATTCAACTTTAAGATAGAAAATATTAAAATTATACCTGGTGCTTATGATGTTGTTATATCATCTAAGTTACTTTCTAGATTTGTAAATAATAAATTAAATCTTACTTACTACATAGCACTAGAACCAGATTCTACATTTGAATAATGTATCATAATAATTTTTTTACTGACGAACAATGGGAATGTATAAGGGTTTGTGTAGCAAACGCACCTATACCCTATGACATCTCTAAAAAGAAAGTTCCAATGTCTATCTTAGAAAAGATAGGTCAACCTAGTAGAAAAAAATATGATGGTCTTGCTAATGTAAAATACGATTTATCACCATATGGAATTACAGACTAATGAATAATGTCGGATTAGAAGTTGTCTTTTGGACAATATTAGCACTTTATCTTTTAACAAAGTTGGGAGTATTCAAGAAGTGAAACTAACACAAGAAATTATTGATAAGATTCAAGAAGCGATGTTACATACCAAAAAAGATGGTAGCATAAATTGGAAAGATGAAGATGAAATAGTTGTACAACTAGCAGGAACATTTGCTGCTGATAGGTTTATTGTTATTAAGAATAGGACAAAGGATCCAGTGGTTTCTGCTGAACCACATCCTCACTTTGATTATGAAAAGAAGGTGTTTACTAAAGACGGTAGAGAAGAATATATGAAGGAGTTGAAAAAGGATGGACTTTGATTATCTTGAAGGAACAATTATAGATCAGATTGAAATTCTTGCAGAAGAATTAGATGGCACAGTAAGACACTCGACAAAGTGTAACAGTATGGGTAGACAGAGCAAAGTTATAGAAATAGAATATAGAGTAGAGACAAAAGAATAAATGAACATTTTTGTAACTGACCCATCACCAACTGTGTCTGCTCAAATACTTCCCGACAAACATGTTGTGAAGATGCCTTTGGAGACATGTCAGATGTTATCAATCGTCTGTTCAGAAAAGTGGGGTCATGGTTATGGTAAATTACATAAGAAAGATGGTACAGCATACTTTACAGAGAAAGGTGCGTTTCGTCATCACCCCTGTACAATATGGGCAAATGAGTCTACTATAAATGCATGGTGGTTACTAGCACATGGACTTGCTTTGTGTGCAGAATATACACATCGTTATAGTAAGGAGCATAGTTGTGAAAAGACTTTGATGGAAGTAACAAAAATATTACCTTCCGCAGAGTATCCGTATAGACCAACTTCGTTTGTGTTTGCAGGACCTGATCAATTTAAGCATGATAAAACCATTGATATTTTTACTGCTTATAAAAAATATATTGCTTCCAAACCTTGGGCATCAACGAACTATCTTCGTGACCCATCTAGGAAACCAGATTGGTTATGAAACATATTCTATTTAAATTGGAAGGTTGTCCCTTTCCCACTTTGAATGATGAGGAGCATATAAAATTTTGTTTATTTAATGCATCACAGGAATCACATTCAAAAGTTATTAAAATAGAAACTCAAAAATTTGTTCCACAAGGTGTAACTGGATTTGCTTTATTAGCAGATAGTCACTTAAGTATTCATACGTGGCCAGAAAAAGGTATTGCAATGTGTGACATTTTTACTTGTGGTGATCACTGTGAACCACAAAACGCAGTAGAATATTTAAGTAGGTGGTTATCCTCTACAAATACTAAATCTCAATGTTATGAAAGAATTTGATTATGAACTTGATTACAAGACCATTGATTTTACAATTGAAGAAAATCGCAAACTTTATCGTATTGGAAGGGGAGAACAAGGAGTGTTACTGGTTCGCCCTTACACTAACGATATATGCTCTCATTGGAGATTTGTAAATGAAGATATTGCTCGCAAATCTGCTGATAAAATCTACTCCATGTTTTGTGACTATAAGGAGCAACAAGACTTCATTGGAATGGATATGGCAAGGAAGTTTCTTGAGATGGGATTTACTCGCTCCCGTA